CTGCGACCTGCGATCCATGACCGTTTTGTTTTGAAAATTTTTCCTGCGACCTGCGACCTGCGACCTGCGATCCATGACCGTTGATGAAAAAAATCCGCAGGAAGGGGAGGAGCACCTGCGGATTTATTGAGTGAGATTTTTAATTCCTGTAAATAAAAAACCCAGATCATAAAATCATGATCTGGGTTTGTTGTCAATTTTTAATTTATTAGTTTAAGAATTTTTTATTATAATAATCTAATTGATGATTATAAACTATAAAATCATTATCTTTAAATTCATTAAATGTTTTTTTGTCAATTTCTTTAAATGTTAATCCAACAATTTTATTAAATGATAATGCATTGTTTAAGTCTGATTTGTCGCCGTCAATTACCTCACGTCCTAAAAATGTATCTGGAAAGGTATCATAAAAAACAACAGAAATTGGATAATTTGTTTTTAATGCTAGTCTTACTTGATTTTCATATTGAGCACGTCCAGAAAATGAAAATATTAAATGATAATTACTTGGCAAGTTTTCAAATAATCTTTTAGCTATTTTAGTATAATCAATAAATTCAAGATCATTATTTTTTTCCATTAAGCCTGTTTTATAAAATGGATAATCACTAATCGTGTTTAATCTTACAAATCCTTTTTTATTATTCTTAATACATTTTTTATTGTAATTAAACAACTCTCTACTTAATTGATTAATAAAACCTTGTTTATCATTTAACAAATAATTTGTTTTGGTTTGTCTAGCGACATTTACAGAATTAAAAATTTTAGCAAATCCAGAACCCTTTAAACACAAATCCATACATCCTGCACTTTTAGAACCTCCACAAATTTTATAATCTGGCATCAAAGACAAGCTTGCAAAATCTGTGTTTTCTGGATTTATACCTTTCCAATTACTATACTTTAAAGATTTTCTTACTTTCGTATTACTTTGTTTTGTATCTAATAATTTCATAATTTTTTCCTCTTCATTAATTGATTATTTATAATTTCATACATTGCAATAAAACACAACAATTATTAACTTAACATGTTAACTAGTTCCTGGAATTATGCTTAACATGTTAAGTTTATTTTGCTTGACAGAATTTTGATGGCGTGACCGTATCAATAGCCATGACCGAAGGGAATGACCGTAGGTAGTTAACATGTTAACTAAATTTTTATTGGTGTTCCCTGCGTCCTTCTCTTGTTTTGGTCGACCAAAATAATAATTGTTTTCCCTGCGTCCTGCGATCCATGACCGTTTATGAAAAAAGAAGACACAAAAAAACCCAGCTCGAAAGCCGGGTTTTTTCTTGGAGGAAATTGTTTAGTATGTTCTAGCTATTTCTTTTCCAGTAAACAATTGATCAACCATTATGATATATTTCTTTTGTTTTTTTATAGCCTCTTCTTCTGTTAGGTTTGTATACTTTCCAAACTTGTAAAAGTTATTAGATTGTTTTTGTATTCTTAGTTTCTTAGACATTCCTATTTCTCCAGATTAAAGCTAAACCACATAACGATACTGTTATACCTATTGATCCAAATAATGCAACGGCTGACAATTCATATAGATCGTTCACTAATGGTATTCCAATTGACCATGCAACATATGTGAATAACAAGCCACAAACAAAACATATTGCTCCCGTTATTCTATCTCCTTTTTTATCCTGCTCTTGAATTTCTTTATATGTAAAATTACTTTTCATTGTTTTTTTCCTCTCCGAATATTTCCATTAAATCATTTTGTTGTTTAACTATTGATGCTTTTAAATTTTCTTTTTCTTCCCATACTCTTAATGCTTTATTAAATTCTGTGGCATTATCAAAGCCGTCAATTTTAATTCCGTCACTTGTTGTAAAATGTTTGCTCATTATTTTTTCCTCTTCATTGTTATGAGTGCAGGATTATCCTGCACTCGATTGTTGTTAAGCATTATTCCACTTGAAAATTTTTCTTGTTGTGAGCTCGAACAAATCAGGTTGATCTTGTTTGAGTGCGGGAAGAATACCTTTTATTAAAGTTAAAGAAGGTGTTGTTTCAACTCTTTTTGCTTTACCTTTAACAATTGCTTTATCTTCTATTTCTTTTCGTAAAGTTTTAGCATGATCTTCTATTCTCTTTAAAATCTCATGCACTCTTTTTTGATTAACTTTAAATACTTGTTGATTTAAACAAGTCTTAACTAAATCTTCAGCACTATCAATTCCATAAGTGCCTTCGTTAGCGGTAGCATCTAGCATTCTTATTCTAGCATCTATTAGTTTTTTATCTTCCATTGTTTTTTCCTCTTCGTTGTTAATATCTATATTAATAAAGTAATACACAACTAATTGCAAGCGGCAAATAAAACATAATAAAATCAAAGACTTACAGCACATAAAATACTCAACAATGTTAAGCAAATAAATAAAAGAACAAAACAGGAACAAACTAGTTAACATGTTAACTATGACCGTTTTGTTAACTATCTAGGGTTACTATGTGATATTCCATATCAGCTTTTAACTATTATAGACCCCCCACCCCACATATATGGGGGTACACATGTATGGCATAGGTGTAATAAGTTTGATTGATAAATTCATTTAAATGTATTATCGTTCGGATATGTCAGTTAATTTACAAACCCTTCCAGACGAGGTTCTTAAAGAACTCTTGTTACTGGAGGAGCAAAAGAAAAAACTTGAGACTCGTGATATAGCTCGTGAGAAGTTTATGGCATACGCAAAACATGTGTATGATGGGTTTATAGAGGGTAGACATCACGGAATTATCGCAGAAAAATTGGAAGCTATTGCTCAAGGTAAGTTGAAAAGACTTATTGTAAACATGCCCCCCAGACATTCTAAGTCTGAATTTGCATCCTATTTAATGCCTTCATGGTTTTTGGGGCGTAATCCTAAATTAAAAATAATACAGGCTACCATGAATACTGAACTTGCTGTAAGGTTTGGTAGGAAAGTCCGAGATCTCATTGCCGATCCCATATATGCTGAGATCTTCCCCAACACGGACTTGAAACAGGATAGCCAAGCAGCGGGTCGTTGGGAGACTAGTGCTGGTGGGGAATATTTTGCTGCAGGGGTGGGTGCTGCAATGACAGGTCGTGGTGCTGATTTATTAATTATTGATGATCCTCACTCGGAACAAGATGCGTTATCTGCAAATGCGTATGATACTGCCTATGAATGGTATACGTCTGGTCCTCGTCAAAGACTTCAACCGGGGGGTACCATAATAATTGTGCAAACCAGATGGTCGAAGAAAGACCTGACGGGGCGATTATTACAAGCTCAAGCAAAAGACATTATGGCTGATCAGTGGGAAATGGTCGAGTTTCCTGCCATCCTACCATCGGGGGAACCATTATGGCATGAGTTCTGGAAGAAGGAAGAGTTATTAAAGGTCAAGGCTTCATTGTCCCCCGGCAAGTGGAATGCTCAGTGGCAACAAGATCCGACTTCTGACGAAGTTGCCATGGTCAAGCGTGAGTGGTGGCAGTTATGGGAACGAGAGGACACGCCACGATTGGACTATATAATTCAGAGTTACGATACGGCTTACAGTAAGAAAGAAACGGCTGACTATTCTGCGATAACAACGTGGGGTGTGTTTGAACCAAAGGAAGATGGTGAACAGCATATTATATTGCTTAATGCAGTTAAGGGTCGTTGGAATTTTCCGGAGTTAAAGGAGATTGCTGTTGAGCAGAATGAATACTGGGAACCGGACATGATGTTGATTGAGGCAAAAGCGAGTGGACAACCACTGGCTGATGAATTAAGGTTAATTAATTTACCTGTTAGTACATTTAGTCCAGGAAGAAGGCGAGGGGGTAACTTAGACAAAACCACGAGGATGCATATTGTATCGCCTATTTTCGAATCAGGAAAAGTGTGGTATCCTGATGAAAAGTTTGCTGACGAGGTTATAGAAGAAGTTGCTTCATTTCCCAATGGCGATCATGATGACTATTGTGATAGTATGACGATGGCATTAATGAGGTTTAGACAAGGCGGGTTTATTAGTTTACAAGGTGAGGAGATTCCAGAAGATTGGTTTCCTCGTAGAGCAAGAGAATATTACTAGGAGTATAAAATGGCTAAAGATAAAAAATATGAAACAACTAATCCTGTCTTTAAAGAGTATTTAGATAGTCTTAAAGAAGCTAATGAATCAATGAAAAGAGCAATAGATAAAAAAAATACAAAATCTAAAAAAATGGGAGGAACCGTTAAAAAAATGAAAGATGGTGGATCTCAATCAACTGGAAGTTTCTTTGGTGATTTAAAAAAAGCTATTTCATCTGGTGGATCTAGTAAATTAACTAAAACAGTCAAAGTAAAAAAAGGTGATACGTTAAGTGGTATAGCTAAAAAAAATAATACAACAATTTCAATGCTTCAAAAATTAAATTCTGGATTGAAATCTGCTGAAGGTCAAAAGAAAATGGAATTTAATGCAGACACTTTAAAAGTACCAGACCCACAATCTTTTCAAGGTGGTAGATTAAAACCAGTTAGAACAAAAAAGAAAAAGAATCCTTATGAAAAGGAAACTAAATCTACCATGAAAGAAATGAACAGACCAATAATGGACAAAGCAAGTTTGAAAAGACAACAAGAAAAAGTTGCTAAGACTCCAGACAGAAATGCCCCAGTAAAAAAAGCAATGGGCGGGGTAATGAAAAACCGTGGTGGGATGTTTAAGGGAACTTACTAATGACGACTAGACTTTTAAAAATTAGAAAAAAGTTAAATAAAAAACCACACAAAAAAGGGAAGTTAGTTAAGAATAGATTTTCTGATATATTAGCTCCCGGTAAAAAAAGAGTGACAAGGATAACATAATGGCGGAACCTAGACAAATAGCAGGAATGGTCGAACAGTCAATGGGCGGGGGTGGCAGTATGATGCCAGAGGAAGATAGTTTAAATATCGAATTACCATCGACCACTGACGAGTTACCAGAAGGAATTGAATTAGCGAGTGATGAGGTAGTAGAAGTTGAAGCAGAGCCATATGACCATGGAGCCAATCTGGCAGAGGTTCTTGACGATTCAGTTCTGGGAGAATTATCATCAGATTTACGAGCCAAGTTCCGAGAGGACGTTGAGTCTAGGGAAGATTGGGAAGAGGCTATTGCGAAGGGATTAGGGTTACTTGGAATTAATTACGAGGATCGAAGTGAACCCTTCTTAGGTGCGAGTGGTGTAACACATCCATTATTGAGTGAAGCTGTTACGCAGTTTCAGGCACAAAGTTATAAAGAGATGTTACCAAGTGGTGGTCCTGTAAAAACGCAGGTTCTTGGAACACCGAC